GGCGGCAGCGGCAGCCACAACACCCAGCGGCCCAACGAGTGTCGACAACGCAGCCTTGGCGGTGCCCGAATACTCGGCCAGCACCAGCATGGAACCACCAAACCGCTTGTAGTTGCCCTGGCTCAGTTCATGGGTCAACACCAGCAGTTCACGCGTCATGCCGGCGGTGGCGCCTGCACTTCTCTCGGCGCCTTCGGCGGCGGCTTTGAAGCCTTCGCCAAGCTGGCGCGTGTTGGCCGATTCCTTGGCCATGCCGGCCAGTGACTTGGTGATGTAGTCGAGCTGCCGCTGCATGCGCTGCGTTTCAGTCGCAGTGACATTGCCGGCCATCTTGGCGCTGGCAACGAAGTTCTGAATGTCAAGCGTCCATTCGGAGCGAAGTGCGTTGGTCATGAAATGGCCTTGATGTACTTGAATGCCGCACAGGCTGCTGGCAGGTTCTTGGCGATGTAGTCGCCCATGGCATTCAGGGCGGCCACCTTGTTGCGCTCAAAGGCCGGGCGCATGTAGGGCTTGCCTGGGACAAATCGCACCAGGCCACCGGCAATGGCAGCGGCCTGCCGGCTCTTGCGAGAGCCAGGGCCCTGCGGCGTGCGTGTGTAGTGGCCAAGCTCAACCCACACGGCGTAGTAGGCGTCTTTGTCATTGGTGACCTCGCCCTTGTTCTTGCCGCGTTTGATGGTCCTGGTGCCTGTCTTCACGTCGACAGCCCAGACCTCACTGGTGGGCGTGCACTTGTGAACCAATCGGGCCATGTAGATGGCGTTCTTGAGCGTGCCGGGAGGTGGGTGGCCTTCGGACACGGGTCCCGTCCAAAGTGGGGCCAGAGCCTTGGCGTCATCGCGCACCAGGCGCGCGCCGGTGGCAACGGCGCCCACCAGCAGGCGCTTTCTGATGGCCGCAGGGAAGTTCTGAATTTCGTTCAAAAACTCCTGCAGGTTGGGGGTGGTCATCGATGCGCTATCGGCCATGCTGAACCCTCAGAATCCAAACGCTGCATCAAGGAATTTCGCTTCTTGCTCGGGCGTAAGTTCGGGCTTCTTTTCTTCTTCAGCCGCGCCGTGCAGCGCGCGCCGAAGCGATGGCATGAAATCGGACGCCGAAGCCGCCGGTGACTTGGGGCCACGATTCATGTTGTAGATCGTGGCGGCCACCGTGCCAGCCCGGCTGTCTTCGACAAGGCCGCCGAACGGCTCAAGGCTTTCAAACGCCATCCAGTAGGTCAGCTCCTGAGAACTGAACTGGCCAACCTCGGTGATGCTCTTGCCTAACTGAAGCGCCAGCCGGAACAGAAAGCGCAGCTCCGGCTGGGCGGTCAGTTTCCCGCTGCGGCCTCCACTGAAGCAGAACCGAGTTCATTCAGTGCCCTGGCCTTGGAAAACAAGGCCTCGAACACATCGGAAGCACCGGCCAGCACCAGGGGCAAATCGTCGTCAGAAAAGATGCGCTCGCCGGCATCGTCCACCACGGTGTTGATCACCATCAGGGCGCTGAATTTGGCGTTGTCGATCTTGCCGGCTTCATTCGAAGCGGCTGCGCCCATGTTGATGCGCTCGGCAGCGGTGAGGGTTCGCACCATCACCTGGCCATGAGGCAAGGTCACGGATTCGGTGCGCAGGGCAAGGGCGGCCAACAGGCCGGCACGGTCAAGGCTCATGCTTTGCTTTCAGAGTTGAGGGGGGATCAGTTGATGACTTCGGTGCGCACCACGCGGCCGGTGGCGCGAACTTCCCAAGACGATTTCAGGGTGCCGTCGACCTGGCCTTGTTCGCCAAACTTCTTCATGAAGCCCTGGAACGCGCGCCGCACGCTGGCACTCGGGTAGGTCAATCGGAAGTAGGTAACCAGCTGCGCACTCTTGGCCTTCATGCAGGCGATCTGGCCGGCATCGGTGGGGTCAAGGTCAACAGTCCCGGTGACGCCGCCAAAGTCTTCCAGGCCCGGCACAAACTCTTTGGCCAGGCTGGCAAGGTTGGTGGTGTCAACTTCGGACACCGTGCCTTCAAAGCCGTTGAATTCCTTGAGGTTGGCGATATTCACCCAGGTCTTCGGAGTCGCAGTGCCGGTGGTGCCGGCCGCAGCGAAACCAGACGAGTCGATGTTGACGGTGAACGACGAACCGGTGGGGGTGCCGGTCACGATGCCGATGCGGCCGGCGATTTCAGGCATGCCGGTGACGGTGCCAAACACCACGACATCACCGGCTTTCAAGGTGTTGGTTGCGGTGACAACGGCACCAACGGCTTTGCTGATGGCGGTGATCGAAATGGCGGCGCCGTCGGTACCGGCGATTTCCAGGGTGCTGCCCTGGGCGATTTTTGCGGTCGAAGTCATGGAAAAGCTCCAGGCAGAAAAAAGCCACCCGGAGGTGGCGCGGTTGAAACCCTTGCGGGTGCGGAAAGAAAAAAGCCCACCGAGATGGGCATCCCATTGCGAATGGGAAAGAGGTTCAGTTCAGGAACAGGCCAGGCTGCGACTCATCGCGCAAGGCTTGTATGCGCGCTTCCAGCGCCGGGCCAACATCGCGCCACTTGCGCAAGCCCAGGCCGCACCGACTGGCATCGGCTTGGGCTTCGAGGTATTCAAGCTCTGCGCGGGCGCGACGGGCGCTCAGGGCGTTGAGCTTGTCGATCTGGGCCTGCATCAGCGCGTCATAAGTGCGGATCACCTTCAGGGCGAAGGCCGGGCTGATCCACATGGCGTAGGCGTAGACAAGTTCCTTGGCGACGAAGGTGCCACCTGCCGAGCCTTCATGCGCCTGAACTGCGGGAATTTCCGCAGTTGCCAGTTCACGCACCATTGCGCGGGTTTGCTTGTTCCGCAGGAACTCGCCGGGCCGGTGGTTGGGATTGCCGCCGCTCGCGCGGTGCAGGTCGTTGAGGCAGTACCGGCCATCGTCATCGCGGCGGATATGGGTTTCATGGATCACCAGATCGGTCATGACTTGCCTTTCGCAATGAAGAAAGCCCGCACGCGGCGGGCTTGGTTGTTCCGGTCTTTGCCGGTCAGGTCAGTTGGAAGACCAGACGCTGAAATCGCGGATCACGCGCCAGGCTTTGAGGGCGCCTTCGTAGAGGTCTTGGCTCGTGATCGGATTTACCGGCAATGTGCTGCCGCTGAAAGCCGCTTCGATCTGGTTCATGAGCGCGGCTGCATCAGCAATGCGGGGGGCAATGGCCTCAACTTGAATGCGAGTGTTCTGCATGTCGCTGGGGCCGCTCAAGCTCAAGTTGTCGGCGCTGACCACACGAAGCCAAACGATGAACGGATAGGCTGGCGGACTGGTCTCACTGGTGTTCTGGCCGTACCAGACACCACCAGCTGGCGCCACCGTGTTCAGCAGCGCAGTAACGTCCTGAATCAAGGTTGTCATGTCAGCCCTGATTGATACCTTCGTTGCACAGCAGCTCAAGGCTGACGTGGGCCGTTTCGGGCTCGATCACGGCAGCAATGTCGAAGATTCGCGAGCCGTACAAGGCCCGCATGGCAGCCGTGATGCCCGGCCGGTAGCGAATCACGATGGTGTGCGTCACCTCGGCGTTGATCGCGCCCGCCGCGATCAACTCTCTGCCGGATGACGGCTTGATGTTGGCCCAGACCGTGGCAACGTCAGTCCATGAAATCAGCTGCTGCCCAGACGTGTCCATTGCAGAGCTGCGGGACTGAATGGTGATGCGCCGATCAAGCTCACCAGAGCGGAGAACAACGACTGTCATGCCAGCACCGATGTGTAGGCGTCAAGCAGGCGATCGATGTAAGGCATCGACTCCAACTTGCCGCGGTTGAGCACATTCAAGTCACCGCGCAGGTCGTACAAGCTGGCCAGGCGCAGCTTTTGCCAAGCCTTGATGCCTTCGTCAACGACGCCGATGTAGCTCGTCCCACTGCCTGGATCGGTCAGGTTGATAGCCGCGCCACCAGACGTTGCCGACAACGTGAAGCCGGTTGCCGTCGGCAGGCTGGCAATGAAGTAGTCCGTGTCGGGCTGCAACGGCGATGGAAGCGCCCCGCCGCTGTTGCTCAGCCGAACAGAATCACCAACCGCCATGGGCTTCCAGATCCCACCTTTGATGGTGAGAACGTCAGTCGAAGGATCCGCAATCAGCGCGGCGGCGTCGCCGGCATCAAACACGATTTCAATGGCGCCCATCTGCGGCAGGGAGATGGGCCAAATTTTTCCGAACACCGGCGCGATGCGGCCCAGCAACCCAGATGCATCGACTGTGTAATCTGTGCTTGGCATGGTCTGCTGGGTGCTGCTGGTGTCCAGGTACTTGATTGACTTGACGGCCAGGATGGGCCCGAACTGGATCTGCACCGCGTTGCCCAACAGCGAGTAGGTGTGACCCCACGGCACCGATTGCTGGTTTGGTGATGGGAACGAATCCATCACGAGGCGGTACCTGGTGGCGACGAGCGACCGCTTGCATTCCTGCTGCGCAAAGGTGGTGGTGGCCCGGATGTTGGCCAGCAGCGTGGCGTCGTCGGCATTGCTGTCTTGCCGAACATGCAGGCGCGCCTCTGCCACATCCATCGGCAATGCAGCTGGGGCAATGAGGATTTGCAAGGGCATGATAGAAATCTGATTCGGTTTTCAGTTCGGAACAGCGACTTGCTTCCACAGCGAGGCAGAAAGGCCGCGGTCATCCTTGTAGACCTCGGTCATTTCGGCATGCTTGTGGCCCAGCAGGGTCTGCACGTCGACGCCCTGGGCGTGGTACAGCCTGGCCGAGAGTGAGCGCACTTCATGCAGGCTGGGCCACTCGTGCTGGCCGTAGGCCTTTTCACCAGCCACAGCGTGGATGCACTCATGGAACCGCGCCGACAAAGACGATTCTTCGATGCTGCCGCCGCCCGACTTGCGCAGCAGCGTTGGCCCTGGCTTCGCGCTGGACCGGCAGTGCTCGATCACCTCGCCCACCGTCATGCCAATGGCGTCCAGCCGCAGCGCCAGCGGGATGGCCACCCGGGCGCCGTAGCCTTTGCCGGCCTGCTTTTGTTGCTCCACGCGCAGGAAGCCATCAACCACATCATCGAACCGCATCTTCTGCAGATCGGCGCGACGCTGGCCAGTGACGACCGCCAGCAACAACAGCGACTCAAGCCACCGTTGCCGGCTGGCCTGTGCCAGTGTGCGCATGCCCTGCCAAGTGGCAAACGTCAGCCTGGCGCGCTTGATCTTGTGCGCCGGCATCTTGATGTGCAGCGCCGGGTTGTTGTCGGCCCAGTCGTTGGCAATGGCCTCGGTGTAGGCATCGCGCAGCTCGGCCAGCACGCGCCGGGCGGTTGACGACCTGGCCGGAAGAAACTGCTTGAGCGCCGTCGAGACCTCATGGGGCCGCAACTCAGCAATGGGCTTCGCGCCCCAAATGCGCCGAACGTGCGCCAGGTTGGCGCGACGGTTCTTGATCGTCTGGGCTTTGTAGCCACGTTCGTTCAGCAGGCCTTCATGCACATCAAGCCACTCGCCCAGCGTGCGTTGGTGCCGCGCTGCAACTGGTGCAGCGGGCGCAACAGCCGGAAGGCTGCGCAGCGCCTGGGCGAGCATGTCGAGCACGCCAGCAAGTTCTGATGGGTTCATGGGCACCGGCAAGGGATGGGATTACTGGATCAGCGCAGACATCTTGACCGTCTGCAGCGTGCCCGCATCCATGCCGGTCTTGATTGCTGCGCAGATCGTTTGGAGCCGATCCATCTCGATGTAGAGCCCGCCAGCGGGTGCGCCACCGCGCCGCGCAAAGTCATGCAGCATCAAAAACGCATCTTTGCGCTGACTGCTGAGCAAACCGACACGCGAAACAATCGTTGAAATGTTTGCGGTTTCGGTCGCGTCATCTGGGGTGTTTGTAGCCCCGGCGTAAGTGTGGCCAATCGTGGCCTGGGTCAACCGCCCATGTAGCCGTGCAGAGATAGACGCGCCCTGCATGTAGTACCCGACGCCGGCCGGTGATGCCGAGCGGCCAACGCGAAAACCAGCCGATAGCATGCTGCCCAAAAATGTTGGATCACCAGCAGTGCGCGTGTATTGACCTTGTGGCCATATGTAGCAACTGCTGGCTGCGCCGTCTACCGAGTCCAGCCCGTTCGCGCTGATCCAATCCCTCGTAGACGTGACATCCGCTAGCGCCTGGGCATCAGTTGGCCATCTCGAAAACAAGTTCCCCACACCGGTGTCCGGGCCATGAGGGACGATCTGATGGCCCCGGGCTTTTGCATCTTGCAATTGCGCTTTCGTCATGAATCCAGCAGTGCCGATTAACGACGGGATGATGCCCAACGTCACCGGGATGCCATACGACTCAAATACAGGGAGTGCGATGCGGTGGGCTGATGCATACCCATCGTCAATCGTCACACACAGGCGCCCAAATTTTCGCTCAGTACCGACTGACAGCCGCTTCAGGTAGAACGTGCCTGACACACCGTTGGCGACGCTGATTCGCAGTTTGCACGCCGCCCAAATTTCTTCCTCAGTGCCGCGCGTGTAGCCTGTTTTTGCCCAGTCTTGGGTGCTGAAGCAGATGGCCTGAGAACCTGTGTTTGAGTACGGCTGGGTAGTGCTTGCGGCGATTGTGTTGAACACGCCGAGCCCGTAGATGCTGTACGCTGATGATTCAGCCGCAAAGAAGTTCACCGATGCAACGTGCGCCGGGTCATAGCGCACCTCTACTACTGCGGCGTCACCGGCAAAGTTTGCTGATAGCGAATGCCACTGGAGCTCAAAATTGGACGATGTGCCACCCTGGCAGGTCACAGCCAGCCAGCTTTCACCGTCGATGATCACCGTCGCGGTGGAGAACCCCGTTGTGCCTGAATTGACTGCTACCGGCGCGTTGGCGGGGAACAACTCGTAGCCGGTACGCAGATCCCCAGCCCCTGACACCATCGCTTGCGCGGCGGCAACTTGGGCAGCAGTGAGTGCCAACGACGGATCGCCACGCTGCGAAGGCGGGTCAAAGCAATTGACTTCAGGCATGTGGTGCCCCTATTCTTTCGGTGTTGGGTTACTGCGCGGCGGCGGCAGCAGCATCAGCCGATTGGCGGGCGGCATCGGCTTTGGCGGCGGCCTTCTCGGCGGCCTGCTCGGCGGTTTCCGCAGCGGCGGCGGCCTTTTCGGCATCGTCGGGGGCGTCCACGATGACGCCGTTGCCCAGATCGACCTGGCGCTGGGAGGCTTCATCAAGCGGGTAGTGCTTGCCACCCTTGAACTTCTCGACGGCGGATCCGCTGGCGTCTGTTTCAAAGTGGGAGTCGGTGATCAAAACAGCTTTCACGGGGGCACCTCAAATGAAAAAGGCCCCCGAAGGGGCCTTTGGTTGCAACGGAAGAATCAGCCGACCAGCTGCGCCACGCCGGCCTGGTTCTGCGACGACGCGGGGATGAAGATCGGGTTGTTTCCGATCAGTGCACCGTGAATCAGCGATGCAGCGGTGCCCACCGTGATGGACAGGCGCGCATAGGCAAAGCCATTCGCGGCGTCCAGTTCGGTATCGCGGCACTCGACGATGACTTGACGGTTGTTGCCACCGGCGGCCAACAGTTGGGTGATGGCCTTGCCGGTGATGTCTTTTGCGCCAGTGCCGGACGAGTCCTGGGCCTGCTGCAGCTTGGCATCAACCGTGGAGCCAGCCTGCATGACGCCCACGCCGATGATGGCGGCCAGCGTATGGATTTGGCCC